ACCATGCAATCAATCAGCTACTTTTTCGCTCGCGAAATCATTTGACTCGATGGATGAGTACAATGAATTCAAAAAAACTTTCACAAATCGTGTAGATCTAGCCGGTCAGTCTCTGGCTAAGGATGAAGTGAATACTTCTAGCATAGCTAGTGATACACCGGTAAGCGCGGAGGAAAAATCCGTGGATCAGGAGATCAAGATGGATAATCAAAACATCGACTTGGAAGCTTTTGCAAAAAAAGTAGCAGAAGATACTGCTGCTAAGATTGCTATGAAGCAAGCCGAGCAAAAAGCAGCTGAAGAAGCAAAAGCTAAAGCAGCTCAGGAAGCTGAAGAAGCGAAAGCTTTAGAAGCTGAATCAATTAAAAGTGTTGTAAGCACTGGCATCGAAACTGGCGTTGAAAAATTAATGTCAGATGTTGAAGCTAAACTTACTGAAAAAGATGCTCAAATGAGCGAAGTTCTATCTCAGTACAAGAAAGAGTTAGATGAAAAATCGGCTGAAATTGAAGCTATGACTAAGAGCAAGCGTCAGTTTTCAGATCGTGGCGTTAAAGGCGATTTAACTGCATTTGGTAAAGAGTTTTTATCAGCTAAAATGCTAGGTACTATTACTGGTAAAGGTATCGATGGAACTGACTACGGTCGTGGTTTGATCGAAAAAGCCGGTATTAACTACACCTTGCAAGCAGCAGATATTGATCAAGAAGTTTCTAACTTAATTGAAAAAGAAATTCAAGATCAACTTAAAGTTGCAGCTATTTTCCGTGAAATCAATGTAAATGGTAAGTCTACAGTATTACCAGTACAGCCAGACGGTCGCGGCGCTTCTTGGGCTAATGCTGCAGACGATAATCTATGGAACCGTGGTAACTCATCAGCGAGTGCTTTCCAAGTTCGTCAAGTAATCATGAATGCTCATCGTCTAGTATCTAACTCTTACATTGAGAATGATGTAGAAGAGTCAGTACTTGTAAACCTAATGCCAATGATTGTTGACGGTTTAGCACGTGCTCATGCTCGTGAAGTAGAAGATGCAATTATTAATGGTCAAGCAGGCGTAATTGACGGTCTCTTAGAGATTGCACCAGAAGCTGGTACTAACGTAGCAGGCGCTGGTCTAACAGCTTCAGCACTTCTAACTGCTAGAACTGGCATGGGTCGCTTCGGTCTTAACCCAACAGACGTTACTTACATCGTAGGTCAAGATTCTTACTATGATCTTTTGAAAGATCCTGGTTTCCAGACTATTGATGAAGTAGGTTCGGATACAGCTCTACGTCTAGTAGGTCAAATTGGTTCAGTATATGGTTCACCTGTAATTGTATCTGAGCAAATGCCGGCAGATAGTGGCTCAGCTGTTGCAGCTGTTGCAGTATATAACCAAGGCTTTGTTATTCCACGTCTACGCGGTGTAACTGTAGAGACTGATTATGAAGTTCAGAAGCAGCGTAAAGCTCTAGTAGCTTCTCAATCTCTAGGCTTTACTTCAATCTACGGCGGTGCAGATGGTAGTGCTCCAACTGCTAGCAACCAGTTTGAAACTGGTGCTGGTAAGCACGCTCCTGCAGTTGCGATTGAATTCAGCTAATTTGGTTTTTAACCGATAAAAACGAGGGGGAGTTTATCTCCCCCAAGTTTTTACTAATGGACTTACTTATATGACAAATTTAGTAACACTTGATGAATATAAAATAGCAGAGAATATCCAAAGTGTCAAAGATGATACTAGGATTAGTACTCTGATTACTTCTGTGAGTGCATTAGTAAGAACTTATTGTGGCAACAGTATACTATCAGCAACACATACAGAAGACTTTAGTATTAACTGGGGCACTAATTTAGTACAACTAACAGAAAGTCCTGTTAATAGTATCGTGTATGTAAATACTAGAAATAGTTATGCCGACTCGTATACAGGGGTTCCAGCGTCAGAGTATTTTTTAGAAAAATCAACAGATAGTGTATATAGCGTTACCCGAAGCGGTGTAGCAAAAAACTGGCCTACAGGACCAGCCTCTGTCCAAATACAGTATACAGCAGGATATGCTTCTTGTCCAGAGGATTTAAAACTAGCGGTGTTTGATTTAATCACTTACTACCTAAAAGACGAACATAAAGCTCGTCAGACATTGGCAGGTGCAAGTATTCAAAATCAATCATCTTCAAGTCAGCGTAATAACGTAGCGTTCCCTGACCATATTAAGAGAGTCTTGGATCTATATAAAAACTTCTAATGAGCAAAAAGAAGCTCGAAGATTTTTTAGTAAAGCTACAAGGTGAGTTAAGAAGAAGTAGTTCTATTTTCCGTAAAGAAGAAGCAGATAGAAATGAATTAATTTTCTTTTTCAATGCTAAATCTTTAGCAGAGGAATTACGGAAAGAGTTTAAAGAAAGAAAAATTTTAGACATTTTTGAAAAAGGCCCAGTACAGAAAAGAATAGAAGAAGGCTCTCATGCAATTTTAAAAGCCTGTAGAGCACAAGCAAAAAACTTTAAAAAGACTCGTGGTGTTCTTATAAAAGGAAATCAACACTCTATTAAAGTAAATATTGCTCAAGAGGTAAACCCTAAGAAGAATAAAAACTACGATAACTTTGATAAATTAAAGAAGTTGTATAAAGAAGAGTTAGATAAGTTTGCTTTAGACTTAAATGAGTTTATGAAGCAAGAATACAATAAAAAACTTACAAAAACAGAAGTAAAAGGTAGATTCGACAAAAAAGAAAGACTCTTTAAAAGAACTCTAGAAGTCAGTGATAAAGAAATACAATATGGCTCAGACTTAATAGAGGGTGGGCACGTACAAGGTGAAGGTATTTTAGAAACAGATGTTCGTAATGCTATAGAAAGGGCGATGAATAAGACATACTCTTCTAAGGCTAGTGAGGAGGTTCTAAAAAGTAACCTAAATGCTCTGGGTATAGAATTACATTTTGTACGGGATGATAAATCAGATCACCATACCTTTTATATGCAAAGTCGGGTAGAAAACCAAACACTGGGATTTGCATCTGGTGAAGATAAGCAAAAACTTAAAAAGCAGTTAAAAGCCGCTATTGAAAGATTACAAGATTCGACCCCTATAAAAGGATTAAAAGGTTCTGACTCAATAGAGCAAGTTAAAACAAAACAAGCCGAATATGCGGCTATGAGTGAGTACGAAAAACAGCCTAATTTAAAAACTACTAAAGCTGTTAAACCTAAGTTGAAAAAAAGAGCTGCAAAAACATCGCAGAAAAAAGCAAAAGCGGGCTCAGCAAAAGGAAATACTTTACCAAGTGCAGCAGTTCCAAAAGTAGTACAGAGAAGAAAAAGAAAGAAGCCTCAACCAAAAAGAGGAACTGCATCAAGCCCTTTGCATTTAATAGGAGTTCTAAATAAAGAACTTCCAAATACAGTAAGAAAAAATATGAGAGCCCCGGCTCTTGAAAATCAAAGTGGTAGATTTGCAGAAAGTGTAAAAGTTACAGATATTACTACAACTAAAAAAGGTTTTCCAAGTATAGGCTATACTTATGCAAAGAACCCTTATCAAGTTTTTGAAGATGGATCGGGTAAACCTCCCTGGGCAGATGGAGACAGAGACCCCAGAGTTTTAATCGATAAGTCTATACGAGAAATAGCCATACAATTTGCAATCGGCAGATTCTATACTAGGAGACAATAATGGCAACAAGAGATTATACAACTAGACGTTTAGGTATTGTAAATGCTATTGTTGAAAAATTAAAAGATATAAATGGTACCGGATCTTTCTTAACAGATGTAAATAGAAATGTATCTCCGAGATTAAAGTTCTGGGACGAAGTAGAAGAGTTTCCGGCAATACATTTAAATGCAGGATCAGAAACACGAGAGTATCAATCTGGCGGATATAAAGATCGATTTTTAAATATAACAATTCGTTGCTACGTTCAAGCAGAAGACTCGGTAGAAGCTTTAGACGGCCTACTAGAAGACGTAGAAACAGTTATAGAAACAAATTCAAGATTAGCATATTCGGATCGCAATGGAGCGACTCAATATACTCAACAAATCACAATAGTCAGTGTAGACACTGATGAAGGTGTACTTGAACCTTTAGGAGTAGGAGAGATCCTAATAGAGGTTCGATACTAGAAAATACTGGCAAGAACAAACGTTCACGTCCAAGTCTTTTCAAGAAACATAGGAGAAAACTATGGCAGATTCATTATTTTTTAGCAGAGATACGAGAGTCTTTATACGGTTAGACAGTGGAGACGCTGCCTGGGAAATACCTGTATTAGACGGATTTTCTTTCTCTCAAGCCACAAATGCCTCAGAAGTGACATTGAATGAGATGGCAGATGCAGACGGCGTTAGTCGTAGGGATCGACAACTTTTTAATGACTCTTTTGCACCGGCAGAGTGGTCTTTTTCAACTTATGCAAGACCTTTCTTTGCAAGCAGCAAAGACAGATCTGTAGAACAAGCACTGTGGGCATTATTAGCAGGAGATGCATACTATAAGTCCGCGGATAATACTTTCAGAGATTCTTCTGTAAGTGGAAGCTCTTATATAGCGCAAGGGACTGGCGGTACAGCTAACCAGCAAGTAATTGATTTTGGACAATCAAATAAAACTAATTTAGGTACAGCAAGCATTTGGTTTGTTATGGGCGATTCTTCAGATTCGGCAGCAGCGGGCGATGCATTAACCGCATACAAAATTGAAGGGTGCTGTGTAAATGAAGTAACCTTTGATTTTGATATTGACGGGATAGCAACTTTAAACTGGTCAGGAATGGGTAAAATTATAAAAGAAGTAGCTGTGACAGCAAGCGATACTAGCCCCACGGGCGTAGCAGGCGATGATATTTGGCTTAAAACTGACTCTCCAGCATATAGTAACTCTTCTATTCAGATTGCAAAAACAACTGACTTTGCAGCAGTAATTAAACCCACGGTAGATGGAATCGATTCAGATACTAACTATATTCGTAATCGTCTTTCATACTTGAGTGCGTCTTCGACTACCACATCAGGATCGGTAACCTTACCTTTAACGGGAGGCAATATTACTATTTCTAATAATATGACTTTTGTTACTCCAGAAACACTAGGAGTTGTTAATCAGCCTCTAGGACATGTTACAGGTACAAGAACTGTTTCAGGTAGTGTCAGTTGTTATCTTAATAACGAATCAAATGCAAGTGCGGATCTTTTTTCCGACTTGATTGGAGCAACTGATACTATTACTAATTCCTTTAATCTTACATTCTCAATAGGAGGCACTATTGCTACAACTACTCCTACTATTGAGTTTAAGATGGAAAACTGTCACTTGGAGATACCAACACATAATATTGAAGATGTTATATCTCTTGAAACCAACTTCCATGCCCTTCCTTCAACTGTAGGCGGCACAAACGAGCTAGTAATTAGTTACGCAGGCTAAGGAGAATTATAATGTCATTATATTTTAGTAGAGATACAAAGGTATATTTAAAACAGAATAATGTTTTATTTGAAATACCTGTCTTAGATGGCTTTGAATTTTCCCAAGCCACAAACGCATCAGAAGTTACGCTGAATGAAGCAAGAGAAAGCTCATCAGTATCAAAAAGTAAAAGAAGTCGTAGAATGTTTAACGACTCATACTCTCCCGCAGAATGGTCTTTCTCAACCTATATCAGACCTTTAAAAAGTACTACTGGAGGCACTAACGACTGGGAACATGCTAACTATAATAGAGTTCACTCAGTAGAGGAACCTTTATGGGCTAATTTCGTTGCAAATAATGCACTTACTAAAGGAGGTTCGGGTGCTGCATCTGCTTGGGCGGACGGCATTGAACCAAGCGGATCTAGTTATACAGTGGTAGATTGGACAGGCTCTGAAGTATCGGAGCTAGGTACTTTTGAACTTTTCTTTGTACTGGGAACCGGAACAGATAAAGTTTATAAAATTACAAACTGCTGTGTAAATGAAGCTTCTATTGAGTTTGATATTGATGGAATTGCAACTATTTCTTGGTCTGGTTTTGGAGCAAAGATTGTTGATGAAGGTTCCACAACTCCTTCGGCTACAACTACTATAAATGAAGGTATAAGTGATACAAATAACTTTATACGCAATCGTTTAACATCTTTGGCAATTACTGCAGCAGATACTACAAATTTCCCGGGAGCAAGCTCTGATGGTGTATATAATACTGTTCTTACCGGAGGTAGTATTACTTTCTCAAACAATATTACATTTTTAACACCTGAAACTTTGGGCAAAGTTGATACACCTATTGGACATGTTACAGGAACACGTAACATTGCAGGCAATTTTACTTGCTATCTGGATGCTAACGCAGATGGAGATGTAGATGATCTATTTAAACATATTGTAGAAAAGGATAGAGTGGTAAGTAATGAGTTTAGCCTAACCTTTAAAGTAGGAGGAGCATCAAATAGCCCTAGAGTAGAGATTAAACTACCTCAGTGCCATTTAGAAGTACCCACGCACTCTATTGAAGATGTTATATCTCTAGATGTAAACTTCCATGCTCTAACTGCTAGTTTGGATCCAGATACTACCGCTACTAACTATGAAGCAACACTAGAATACTACCCACCTTCGTAATAGGTAGTAAAAAATATTTCTTGACATTTATGGTCTTTTAGACTATACTATGAAATAGAAAATCGAAACAAGGGGTGATTTTCACCCCTTTTTCATTCCCATAAACAAAAGGATAAATATAACATGAGTGAAACACCCGTTTCTTTAGCGAGTCTAATGACTCCAAGTAAGACAGTAAGTATTAGCTTCCCCGGATACGACGGAATGAAAGTTCTTTTATGCTATTTAGCAAGAGAAGAGTTAGTAAAGCTAAGAAAAAAATGTGTAACAACTAAATTTAGTAAAAAAACTCGTCAACCAGAAGAGTTTCTAGAAGAAGAAAAATTCTTAAAAGAGTACTGTAAATCAGTTATTAAAGGTTGGTCTGGCTTAAAATATCGTTACTTGGAAGAGCTTCTATTGGTAGATATATCAGCTCTTGACCCCGAAGATGAACTGCCCTTTACCCAAGAGAATGCAGAGTTGCTAATGAAAAACTCTGGGGACTTTGATACTTGGGTTACAGAAACAGTGAGCGATCTAGAAAATTTTACTGGGAACAAGTAGCCCAGATAAAAAGGCTACTTGAACGATACATTCAGGAACAAGATTCTAGTATAGATATTGAAAAATATTTAAACATCTGTGAACAACTAAATCAAGAGCCAGACCCCAATAAGATGCCGCTAAACCCCTCGGACTTCCCGATGGAGGTTCAAGTGGCATTTTTTATATTTGGGTTTTTAGACGATAACTGGGATACAATGTCAGGAACTTATCTAGGAAAAAACTGGGGCACTATAGAATATTTATTTAATCTTTATGAAGTACAAGAGCCAAGAATAATTCTCTACTTATTAAAGCTATACGAAGGACTAGTAGTGGATTATAAAGCTAAAAAAGCAGAACAAAAGCGAAAAGCAGAAGAAAGGAAGCAAAAAGCTTCGAGCGGTGGAAAACAGTACACCCATAATATCAAAGGCTAATGGCAAAAAATAAAATTGAGATAGATGTAGAAGTAGATGATAAAGGCCAAACTAAAAAACTAGGTCTTGAGTCTAAAAAAGCAGCTAAAGGCATGGACGATGTGGGCAAAGGTGCACGTACCGCAGATAGAAATATCAAAGGTGCCGCACAAGCCTCGTCGGGTGCAAGTAAAAACTTCTCAAAAATGTCTCAAGGCATGGGCGGCCTAGTAGGTGCTTATGCAACTCTTGCTGCAAATATCTTTGCAATTACAGCAGCCTTTGGATTCTTTAAACGAGCCGCAGATGTGGCCGCACTTTCTCGTGGACAAGAAGCTTACGCAATTAAAACTGGTTCATCAATGAAACTCTTAACTAGTAGAGTTCAAGAAGCTACAGGCGGTATACTAGCTTTTAATGAAGCATCTCAGGCAGTAGCAATCGGTACTGCAGCAGGACTTTCCTCAGACCAACTCACAGGCTTAGCAACAGTAGCAAAAAATGCTTCTGTGGCACTAGGTAGAGATCTTACAGATTCCTTTAATCGACTCACTAGAGGTGCTATTAAAGCAGAGCCTGAACTTCTTGATGAACTTGGTATTATCATTCGATTGAATACAGTCACAGAAGAGTATGGCAGGGTTGTGGGCAAAGCAGCAGATGATCTTACACAGTTTGAAAAAACCCAAGCAGTAGTAAATGCTGTACTCGCTCAAGGTAATGAAAAATTTGATGAAGTCGGAAACAATATTAACCAAGTTGCACGTTTAGGTAAAAAATTCACTGACTTAGTAAAAAATGTGGGAGACTTTATAGATCCTCTTACCAAATTTGTATCAGGAGCTTTAGCAAATAACATTGTAGGTCTCACAGCAGCTTTTAGTGGTTTAGGTATCTCTATTGGTAGAGCACTCATGCCTGCGATGCCTGCAATGGAATCTATTGATGATCTTGCTAAAACTGCAACTAAGGATTTACAGGGAATAGCCGGTGCTGGTGCAACAGCTGATAAGATGCGAGATGGAACCTTTGATGAAGATGTTCTTCGACGATTGAAAAAAGCACACCAGTCTAAAACTTCTACTGTTATCAATCTTGATCAGATGGAGAAAACCGAAAGACTAAAAAATATTAATATAATTGAAGCGGCACACTTGCGGGCGATGGCTAATGAAAAGTCAGGTGTACGAAGGTGGTATCTTAACTGGAAAGCAAATCTTGCAGCTTTACAGGCAGAGCATGGTAAAACTATGGGCTTTATGAAAGCTTCTACCGCTGCTATGGTCTCAGGCGTAAATAAACTTCTTACAGGACTTGCTATTGTTGGTATGTTATATACTGTGATTACTCTTGCGAAAGAGTTTATCAATACGTTCAAAGATCCTGCAATTAAAGAAATGCAAGAGGCTGCTGATATTTTATCAGAGAGATTTCAAGAACAAAATAAAGAAATAACAAAACTTGTAAAAAACTTTAAAGAAGGTGTTTCTCCTATGGAGAATATTGTAAAGCAAGCAAACTTACTTGCTAATTTCTCGTTTAGTGGTGTAGAAGGCATGGTTGACAAGTTAGGAATGTCCGGCACAAAAACTGTAACTGTAACCGAAATGACTCCTATTAATACCACAGGAGCAAACCCTTTAGAAGTACTCAGACAAGTCCAAAAAGAAGTAAAAGATCTTCCGGAACAAAATGAAAAAGTTACAAAATCTCTTAGAGACGTATTTACTAGTTTGTCTTTGCAGGGAGAAGCTCTGGTTAAGTTTGGGATTACAGCAGATGGAGCAACAGCTAAGTTCATGGAAGGAATAGAGGGAATAGGAGGTGCTTTGAGTACGTTAGAAGACCCATTCTCCTCAGCAGAAGACTATAATGCTGCACTTCTATTAATACAGAAGAACTTTCCAGGGATTGTGGCTGAAGCGCAAAAACTAAATCCAGTACTTGCAGCACAAAAAGCAGCCATAGAAGGAATAGGGCAAAATGTAGAAGTATTTGATAAATTTAGAGAGAGTGTGGGACAGGCAAAATCACAGTTCAGTGAGTTTTTGGCTATAAATAAATCTTTTGCAGAATCTCTAAATACTCTTACCATGTCTGGAACTATGGGAGAATATTTCGGCCCCAGTCAAGAAGGTCTTGCAAGAATGAGTGCCTATTCTAAACTATTAGGGATTAGTTTAGAAACCTTAAAGAGTATGACAAAAGAGCAGGTAATTCAAAAACTATCAGAACAAAATCTTAGAATAAGACAATCAGAACACAAGATTGAAATTCAGGCTCTTCAAACAAAAAGAAAAATACTAAGACTTGGTATGCAAGCAAGCCCGCTACAAGCAGCTGAACTAGAAAGACAGGGCAATATTGTTACTTTACAAGACTCTATCGTAGCCTCACAAGAACGCATGAAAATATTGGCGGAAGCAGGCGCTAAAACAGATCAAACAAAAGTAGAACAAGAACAAGAAAAATTAAATCTTTTGCTTCAACAATTAGCGGTTGCAGAATTACAAAATGATTTTACACAGAAACAACTAGCAGCTGCAAAAGCGGGTACAGAAAGTAGTGCAAAAAAAGAGTTTGCAGCATTACTTAAAGGAGAAGAAAGCAGTATATCAGAAGCTTTCGGAAGAATTGCAAAATCCGCAGTAGATTCTGTACTTGATGCTGTAGCAGAAAAAGCAGCAAAACTATTTACAGACTTTCTTTTCGGAAGCCCTGAGCAATCTTTAGAAGTTGCAATGGCTACAAATACTGCCGCTATAAATGCTAATACTGCGGCTTTAGGAGGAGCAACAGTTGCTACTAATGCAAATACATCTAAAGGTTTATTAGGAGGTGTTGGAGACTTTTTTAAAGACTTTAAATTACCTGGATGGCTTGGCGGTGGCGGTGGCTCAAAAGTAGACGTTAGTATGGCAAAGCCTACGACTTTCAGCTCCAGTTTTACTGCTGGTGATCATGGTGAAGTAAATCTTGTCGAGACCTTTGCGGAAGACATGGGAGACACTACCATGAGTATAAAAGAATCGTTTACAGAATTTGGAGCAGAGATAGGAGATATTTTTGATTCGGATAGCTCTTTCCTTAGTAAAATTGGTGAATCTTTTACGTCTTTTGGTGCTATGATGAAAAATATGTTTACTGCCTCAAAAGACTTTCTTGGAGACTTATTTAAAGGTATGTTTGGAGGGTCAGCAGCTCCGGCGGCCAGAAATGGCGGTGTCTTTGGTCCTGGAGGAAAACTACCTGGATACGCAGCAGGCGGAATAGCCTCAGGGTCTACAGCAGGATATCCGGCGGTATTGCACGGAACTGAAGCAGTAGTCCCTCTACCAAATAATAAAAAAATACCTGTAGAAATGCGTGGGGGCGGAGATCAAAATAATAATATTGTTATCAATGTAGCTTCTGATGGTTCTGTTTCGGCAAACGGAAACGTACAAGGAGATCAAGAGCGCATGGGTAAAGCGATAGCTAAAGCGGTTAGAGAAGAACTAAAAACACAAAAAAGGTCGGGGGGAATGCTTAACCCGTATGGAGTAGCATAATGGCACTAGGATTTTTATTAGAAGATGGCTTGGGGTTTGTAAATGGAACAACAACTTCAAGCACTCGAGTAACTCCTGATAAAACAATGTCAAGAGCAGGTACTCCCAAAGTGTTTTTAGCAACTTTTGGGGACGGATATGAACAACGCGCTCCAGACGGTTTAAACAACGTAAAAGAAGAATATTCACTAACTTTTAACAATAGAAATAAAGAGGAAGTTGATGCTATTGTTGCCACCTTTGAACTAAGAAAAGGAGTTACAGCTTTTGATCTTACAATTCCAGCAACAAATGCAGATGGAACGGCAGCAGAGAGATCCGTGCGTGTAGTATGCCACTCTTACTCTCATTCATATGATAGCGATAATTTTTATAGTTGTACAGCAACATTTAGAAGGGTATACGAAAGCTAATGAGTAACGATATTATAGCAACAGACTTAAGAGGTTCTTCAATAGATAATATAGTTACATTATTTATTTTGGAGCTGAATGACGGAACAAAGTTATACTTTCATCCAGGAGTCGACGGTCTTTTAAATAATATCTCTATGAGAGACTATGAAGCACCTTATACCAGTAGAACTTATGTTCCTTTACCTATAGACTTAGCGGGAGTGGAAGTTACCGGTGAAGGGGCTTCAAATAGACCCACACTTACAATAGCAAATGTACTAAGTCTTTTTAGAGATTTACTACCGGAGTTTGAATATGATAGTATAATAGGTTCTAGACTTATTGCTAGAACTACACTAGAAAAATATTTAACTAGCGGAAGTGCTTCGTCGGCCCCCACCGAGTTTCCAAAAGTTGCATATATTGTAGATAGGCTAAAAGCAGAGACGTCTACTTTTGTAACTTTTGAATTAGCAAGCCCCTTCGAGTTAGAAAACGTAAACCTACCTAGAAGAACTGTTGTAGGAAAGTACTGTAGCTGGATATATAAAGAAACCCATGATAAAGGAAGCGGTTGTACTTGGAAATCTGTAAACTTTCACGGCCATCCAACAACTCATAGGAGGTTTCTGACTGAAGACGATACACCTATTATAGAGGCAGCCCATGCTTCGGGTGCTCCGACTTTCAGTACTTCAGATTCCTATTCTGCGAATGACATAGTAGTTCATGCTTCCGAATATTATCAGGCCACTACAGAATTACAAGGAATTACACCAGATAGCACCGGGGACGGGCCGTGGATGAAAGTACTTACATTTGGAGTTTGGGCGTCTGGTAATAGTTATAATGTTGGAGATTTTGTACGTGTAAATACTGTAGCATTAGCGGATACTGTTTTTAAATGCAGAGCTGCCCATACTTCAGCCTCTGATAATAGTCCTGCAGTATCTACTTATTATTGGGAGCATGGAGATGTTTGTGGAAAAACTTTAAGATCTTGTGCTGCAAGATTTAATGTTCTTTATGCAGGAACTCCTGCAACTACTAACTTTCAACTGCCTTCAACAGAAATAGATAATACACATACTTTACCTTTTGGAGCGTTTCCTGGAAGCGCTAAGTTTAGATAGAATGATACAAGAATTTTTACTTGAAATAGAACAACATTTTGAAGAGTGGTATCCTAAGGAAGCCTGTGGCATTATAGCAGTTGTAAAAGGAAAACCTGTATGGTTTCCTTGTAAAAATATAGCAAAAACAAATGATACTTTTGTATTCGACTCTACAGAATATATGAAAATAGCACAAAAATGTGATATTATTGGTATTGTACATAGTCATCCAGATGGCAGTAGTACTCCTAGTATTAATGATATAAAGTACTGTAACTCTACAGGATTAATATATTATATATTTAGCTATCCAGATATGGAACTGTATACTCTGCATCCGGAAAGAGAAGATAAACCTTTATACGGAAGACTTTATGAGTTTGGGGTTCAAGATTGTTTCGAAGCTGCGAGAGATTACTATTTAAAAGAAGGTTTAGATATACCAAATAGAATTCCCTTTGAAGAGAAGTGGTGGTTAAAAGACATTAATTATTTTTCAGAGGAATATATAAGAACATGGAACTTTAAAAAAGTTGATGAAATGAAAAAAGGAGATTTTTTAACTTTCTCTGTTTTTTCGGATATACCAAATCATTGCGGGGTTTACCTAGGTGATGATATATTTTTTCATCACGCTGTAAATAGGTTATCATGTAAAGAAAATTTATTTCCTCAATGGAAACAGCATTTAACAGGAATTTATAGATATGCGCCGTAAAGTATACTTATTAGGAGAGCTAGGAGAGAAATTTGGAAGTTCTTTTACAGTCTATGCTGATACTTTGGAGCAGGCGTGTAAGATTATTTCTGTAAATCGTCCAGGATTTGACAAATACTTATATGATTGTATAGAGAACAATATAGGAATATCGGTAGCTGTTGAAGAGAATCCTATGGACTCTGTTGAGGATGTTATACTACCACTGCAAAAAGGTGATATAACTATGGCACTAACTCCTGCTGGAGCGGGAGGTGATAATCCTATTGTAGATATAATTATCGGGGCGATATTATTTACAATTAATCCCGCACTTGCAAAGAGCGCGACTATGACGCAAAAATTTATACATGCAGCTATAAATACTATTGCAGCTAGTTTAGTTAGTAGAGGCATAAATGCCTTAATGGCTCCTGATCCTGGAGAAGACGGAGATGAGCCTACAAATTATTTATTTAATGGAGAAGCCCAGAATATAGTAGAAGGAGATCCTGTTCCGATACTTTACGGCGAGCTAAGAATACCAGGAAGTCCAATAAGCATGGCTAGTTTTACAGATGTAGAAGTAAGCGAGCAACATATAGTAGATAGCCACGGAAACATATTTATAGAATAAGAGATAATTTTATGAGCCTTACACCCCAACAAAAACGCGACATGGTTCCAGGAATTTTAGATGGTACTCCAGATTCGTCTACTGGATTTTCTGATGTAACTGTATCTTATACGGATTTACTATCGGAAGGACCGGTAGAGGGTCTAGTTCATGGCCCTGCTAGTGTATATTTAGGGGGCCAGCAGCTAATGAGTACAGCGGTTTCTCCAAGTAAGACCAATACTAATAGTAGTCAGATACTACTAAGTCAATGCAGTAAAAATGCAACTATACAAAGTATTAGTCCCAGTGATATTGGTGTACTAAATGCAACTAGTACTCCTAGAACTCTTACTATTTTGGGCGGTAAGGGTAGTGCCGAAGTTACTGCTTCCCAGGCTAGTTACTATTCAAACGGAGCATTTTTACCTGCTATGAAGCTTACGTCTTCCACTGGTTTTTTCACTAATGACTTAGTTGTAGAAAGAGAGTCAGGAAAAGAAACTTACTACTATTTTGATAGATCAGATTATCCGACCAACAGTTACTCTATTGATATAGGGTCTCACCACATGGATAATGCTACAAGAGTACAATATCGAGCTTTAAATGACGAGCAAACTCCTATAGCAGGTTTAACACACGAGGCTTTTTATTATATTCGTTCCATTGCAAATAAGAGGAATGGAAAAATATTTCTTTACCCTGATACAGAAGCAGGTAAACGTAGTGCTACGTTTGGGGGCTCTGGTAAAATTCAGGCCCAAAATTCAGGACCTACTGGCGAGTTACACGCTTTTGTTGTATCAAAACCTGGAAGAATTGTTTCTGAAATGGCTCCCGCAAGATTAATAGGAAATTCTTTAACAAATTTTGAAGATGTTAATGGCACCCTTAAAAGATCAACTAACAGCGTAGCTGTCTTTATTCCAGGGGATGGTTCGTCGGCTGCAACGGCTCTACCCCCATCCGGAGATTATACTGTGGCTTTGGATGTAACAGTCGAAGGAACAAGGGAAAAAGAAATATCTTTATTTACAGGATTAAGTCAAGGTGGTTTACTTCTTTCCCATATTGTGCATCAGAATTCCAAGAACAAATTCGGTGGTCATTATTATGGCGAAGTTACAGGATCACATGATGCATTTAATACCTATACTATTGAATGGCCTGCCCCGGATACAACATACTGTCCAGTGCTTAATCCAAACAGTGATGCTACCCCTATTCTATCAAGTCTCGATCTATTTATAGACAGTAATAAAGATTCCGGATATACAGTAATGGGTTACTTTAAGCCTCCTACTACAGGATATTATGACTTCCAAATAGAGGCATATAATATGACTGTGTGGATTGGTACAGGTGCAGATATTCAATTGAAGTGTACTAAAGGCAACTCTAAAATGACTACCCATCTAACTAGGTCAAAAGGTTCTCGTCATCATCCAATGAACGTCCTAACGAGTAGAGTAGATAGTACAACACTGAAAATGTATTCTAATCGATATTATCCGATTAGAATTTGTTTTGGGCTTCATTCTCACAGAGCTAAAGGAAAGGCTGGCTTTAAATGGAGAAAGCAAGGTGATAGCTATTCCGCGGATTTATCACAGTATTTTTATTATCCTACGGCCAAAGATTGGGTCGCTCAGAATCAATTTAGTATGACTACTTTTTGGCCCTACACAGGAGGTTTGTTTGATTTCGATTTACAAGAAGCGGCGGAAAACAATCTCCCAGAAGGCCCCGGAGATTCTGGTTTTATAAAAGCACTAGGTAAAGGTAACTTTAAAAATTCGAGCGTTCAGTTTAGGGTAGGAAATCAGTATCAGACCCCTATTACGGGCCTAACTTCTAGTGATATAATGCAATCCGCTATTACTAATATACCTCAACCTACTTCTCCTCTAGAGCTTCATACTGATTTTGTAGAGGATTACCTTGACGATAACAATAAGAATATAAATCAAGGAGTTAGCGAAACAATAATACAAGCTTTAGATGAAAATGGGTTTAACTTAAGTTCCGCACAGTTACGAGCTGTAGATACAATAACAATAAATTTTGACTACCCTAGTGGACTTCGACAAAATAAAAGTAAAAATGGGGGTATTCAGAATCATGTTGCATTTTATGAAGTATCTGTTGCACTGAAAGAGCCGGGCGAATCTGATTTTGAAGACCCAGTTATACTACATGAGAACATAAGCCATTTAGCGGCTACCAATGCAGCCAGAACATTTCCACTAAGACTGGACATAGGGAAATTAAAGCCTTATGATGATTTTAAAATTATAATTAAACGTAAGACAGCCCATACCGGAGTAGGCTATATGAGTCAAACCACCTCAGACCTGGGCTTAAGAAACTCGAGTGCCAATAAAGTTACTGCACAAAGTCAGATAGGTCTTTGCACTTCTTTTTTAAAATATAAATTAAGTTATCCTTACACTTGTTATGCGAGAACAAGTTTTAATACTACTGAATTTCAACAGACTCCTAAAAGATTCTACCATCTTAGGGGGATAAAGGTTAAGATACCTACGAACTATATACCGAGAGAGGCTAGTTCTTCAGGGGTGGCAAAATATACTAAAAACTCTTCAGGAGTAGATACTGGATCTTATCAAGATTGGGATGGTTCCTTAACTACTACATTACATTATACTAACAACCCTGCTTGGATATTTTATGATATACTTACAAATAAAAGATTTGGTTTAGGAACTTTCGTAAAGCCGGAAGATATAGATATATATGCTCTATATAGAATTGGTAGATATTGTGATACACTAGTCCCTGATGGCAGAGGAGGTAAAGAGCCTAGATTTACTGCAAATGTTTACTTGACTAAAAAAACTGCTTGCTATAAGTTTCTTAAAGATTTTGCTACTATATTTAGAGGAATGCTTTATTGGCACAATGGCAAACTTGTTCCTGTAATAGATCAAGAAAAAGATCCCGTATACAACTTTACACAAGCAAACGTTATAGATGGAGCATTTAACTACGAAGGGACAGGTAGTAAAACTAGAATAAATCAAGTAACAGTTAGTTGGGTTAATCCAAAAAATAACTACCAACTAGAGGGTTTATTGGTAGAAGATAGAAATAGTGTAATACAGGAAGGAAAAATAATACACGAAAATAGTGTTGCATTCGGATGTACTAGCGAAAAACAAGCAGAGAGATATGGAAGATGGAAGTTGTGGACTGCAAAAAATCAAACGGAAATAGTTAGTTTCCAAGCATTTTTAGAAAGTAGTTTTTTAAGTCCAGGAGACATTATTAGTATTTCAGACTATGCAAAGAAAAAGAAAAGATTTGCAGGCAGAATTACTAGCGATACTTCTAAAACATTGAGTAATACAATAATACCTTTGGATGCGAATGCCTATTTAAACCCAGATATGTCTTATAAGTTATTTATAAGCCATGGAAAACCTGGAGCTTACTTAGCACAGGAAGATACTAGAATATATACAAACGATTCCGCAACTACCTTTATAGACTATAAACAAGGATCGTATATTCCTGCGGCTTGGATATTTAATGGAACCAGTTATGTATATGGAAATTTGGATACAGAAGAGAAAGCCTCTAATGCAAAACCTGCTAGATTAGCACAAAATAGTATGAATCTACAGTGGTCCGATAGTGTTATTAGCGAAGAAAGAGATATAGTGCTTCCAGGAGGACATACTGCTAGCACAGCTCTTACTTCTTTAACAGTTAGTTCTGCTTTTTCAGAAACTCCAAAAAGAAATGCTATTTGGTTATTAGAAGAAAGATACTCCGGAGTACTAACGTCATCTAGTGCAAAAATGTATAAAATTTTAAATATTTCATTTGATAAAAGTAAGATAGCGTCTATCCAAGCAGTGGAGCACTATAATGAAAAATTTGTTGATGTAGAAAAAGATCTTTCTTATCAAACCGCCGCCGTAGAAGATACAAATATTTTAGCGGATGGAATATTAGCCGCTTCAACTATAAAAGAACAAATACAGGTAAAATCAGTAGAAAGTGATGGAACACCTGTAAAGATACCTGTAGATTTAGAAAATACACCCCTACCTCCAATTTCAGATCTATTCTTTGAGGTACTAGGACCAGAAGGAAAAAAATAAAATGGCACAAGATGTAAGAGTTTCATGGAACCCTCCCTTAATAGATCAAATAGGGGTACAAATACTAAAATATAGAATTTATCATAATTTCCCTACTGCTGATTCTAGCGGTCGGAATCGTCGTGCTGGAAGAGATTCGAATGTTTTAATGCTACCCCCGAACTCGACAGAGACTACTTTTAAGTCTGTAGAAAATGGAGAGTATTATTTTGCCATAACAGTTATTTATAACACTAAACAAAATAACTACTCACTTCCTTATATTGAATATTTTTCGATAAACGATGATACAGAAATTGGTACAAGTGGTCATGTAGTAGCTCCTCTGTATGTTGCAAAAGGCGGTTTATCAAATGTTGACTTTAGTATAGTTTCCCAAGGAAATAATACATATGTTATGCCTTCTGACCATAAATGGAGTATAAAAGGTCCTCATGACTTACCCGCTAGAGTTTCTAGCTCTTCTGCAAATGTAAATACTATTCGCCAAAATGTTACTAACATGGAAAACTCTTCGGGCCCGATAGATTTTTCTACAAATAATTACAATGACTTTAACCCTGAGTACTCTTATATACTTCTTGATGCAAGTGATGTAAATGATCCTTTTAAATTAATAAGATATTCTGATGAGCAAGGGGTACCTTATTGGTATGATACAGGATCGGGGGAAAAAACGTCTATTACAGGAACTACTTCTTCTTATGTAACTGCATTGTCAGGGACAATATCTGTAACTCCTGGCAGTAACGTAGTCAGAGGTCATAATGGAACTGACTTTCACGATCAGCTACGAAATGGCGATACTTTATTTTATAGAGATTCTCAGAGTGCACAAGTTGTAGGAACTGTAGCTAATATAATTAGTGATAGAAAATTAAAACTAAAAGAGGCTTACCCCGGCGCTCTTCAAAGAGATAGACGCATTTATGGAAGATCGAACTTAAGACTTCAAATACAAAAAGATACACTAGTAGGTGCAGTAGCTAAATATAACAATGAATACGCTGTTGAAAACTATCTAACCGTAGAAATGGAAAGTGCACCTGTCAATTCAACCTCTAGTAAAGTTCTTGTTCAGTGGACTTTTGATAGTTTAAGTAACGGTGGGTATCAAATTCCTTCAGTAGATAGATCACCTAATAGAAGAGCTTTCTTTAGTGCAGGATCTGGTACAATTACTTCCGATTCTCCTTCTGGTAATGCTTTAGAGCTGGGCTCCCCTGCCAGTCTTAGATTAACAAAAGATAGAGACTCTTATAATTGGACACAAAATGGGGCATGTTTTTCAATATGGATAAAGTCTACAGTTAATGATGGATCAGGGAATAGCGCAGCAAGAATACTTAGTAGGAACAATGCCAGCAATAGCTTTATGTCCCTCCGTATAGATCAATCTACTATAGGTAAACAAGCTGTATCCTTAATAGATGAAAATACGGGAAACACTCTTTTAGTAGGAGATATCGATGCCACACTATGGACAAATATAGCCCTTGCTTCGGATAAAAACACAACAGGGGACTATAATTATGGTTTATATATAAATGGTAAACTAGTAGATGCTTTCAATTCTACAGGTACTCATTCATTTAGACCTTTTGGGGCGGAGAGCTCTTTACCGGCAAGCGCCTCAAATGTAACCCCCTTAATTCTAGGTAGCTCTACTATTAGTGCCTCTGATCCTTTTAAAGGTATAATAACAGATTTAATTTTATTTGACGAACGATTGTCTGGGGCAGAAGTCAGGGGCGTATATGGAATTAGCGGAGTATCTGTACCCTCTAATATTAGTAGACCTGTATCTATAGGTAGTGGGGATCACAGTATAACCTTTGATTCAGACGGGCTTACCGTAGGTGGTGATACAAAAGAATCTGCACCTTTCAGCGTAAGTATTACAGGATCAGTTATTGCAGCAGCTGGACAAATTGCAAGTTGGACAATAAGTTCCTCGTCTTTGCATGCCGGCGAAAAAACAGATAGCGGTTATGCAAATAGTGGTATTACTCTACACGCTTCTGGTTCTATGCACTCACCTGAGTTTTATATGGACAGCACAGGAGCCTTTTTTAGAGGCGAGATAACGGCCAGCTCTGGTAACATAGGGGGCTGGAATTTATCAGAGAATTCTATATATGCAGGTCTTACAGAAGAATATGCCTCAGGCTTTGCCCCCTCGTTTTTCACTGACCAAAATGGAATATTACTACATAGACAAGGATCTATACATTCTAAGAATTTTTATATAAATTCAGACGGTTCATCTTCATTTACTGGTGATATTAGTGGTGCAACAGGTACTTT